CCTCAGAGGCTAGGTTGCCCAGCAACATGTTAGGTTGAGCCGATTGTGACAAATCCACCAACGGAACATTGGAATACGCCGTAGGCGTTTGAAGCGAGGACAAAAACTGTTGCTCTGCCCCACTAATTTGACCCCTAGATGCTGACACAGCCTTCAAGAGAGCATCCAACGAATCAGCCCGACCAGATTTTACTTTACCTTCTTGACCGCCATACAAACTATTGATATCGGCAGTGTCGGTTGTGAATGTGTCGGAACTTTGTTTCTCATACAAATCGGCAACCTTGTTTAAAGAAGCAAATTTGCGTGCCCGTTCATCCTTGGCATCCTGTTTTTCTTGGGCAGTGGCGGCTTGGTCTGTAATGACTTTTGCTGCCGCAGCATCAATTTTGTCGTATTCTGTTTGCAGTTTTAATCTGGCAAGTTCGTCAGCATATTTTTGTGCTTGAGTTAATGTGCCCTTAGCAGGTGTAGATGTTCCCGTACCAGTGTTTGTTGCTTTTGCTGCCGCTTCCCTAGCGTCCGCCTCGGCTTTTAACCGTGCCTTTCGTGCTGCTTTGGTTTCGTCAGACACATAAACCTCTGGAACACGGTCAGCAGGAATAATACTTTTTTTCTTCGCTGCTTCGGCAGCGGCTTTTGCTTTTGCTTTTGCTTCTTCGGTGTCTGGATTTTTTGCCATAAATTTGCTCCTACTTAATAAGATGAATATTGTCTAAGTGATGCTGCGGTTTCCATAATCTGTTGAGCCTTATTTAAACGCAACTGCGCCACATAATCCTCTAAACTGGATTGCTGCGAGGCTTCATCCATAGCAATATTGTTTAAAGTATCCTGCAAATCCTGTGTTTCGGAACCCAAATCACGTTGGAACTTTTCCGCATACCTAGTTAAACCAGAACGGCGAATACCAGACTGAACATTCGGACCACCAATACCACGCTGACCATACGCAGAAACAGTTGGATTATAGCCTTCCGTATAATTGCGTTTAATGGTTTCTAAATTTCGTGTACCACGTTTCTGCCCCTGAAACGCCGCCATCTGATTAGCCAACGAACCACGCTGCCTACGCCGTATAGCAGACATCTCATTAACACCATAATCACCATACTGTTGCGAGATGTCGGACATAATCGTTACCTGTAACCGTTAGTTGATTTTGCTTTAAGTTTTTCTATCTCAACATTCATACGAGCCAACTCTTTAGTTAAAGAAACCAAAATTGAACGCATAACTTGAGCATCGTCAGCAGCAGAAAAAACGTTCAAAAATGGAGTATTCCAACTTTCAGCCATCAGCCAAACACCTGCGTTCCTAAAACAATTTGGTCGTTGTCCGCAGCACCAGATGCAGCCAACGTGATACGACCTTGTTGGTCCACCGTAATGTTTGCCAATGTATATGCACCAGCAGTAACAGCGGTGTTCGCCAACGAACCCGCAACAATGGCACCAGTATCAATGTTTGTACCTGCCGCCAACGCTTCAACAAAAGTTTTAACAGCAGTAAAGTTGGCGTTTACTTCTGACGCAACAGCAGTAGTGCTGGCAACAAAAGTATTCGGAATTGTAAGTGTGGACATTATCCTTTAACCCTTCTAGGTTGAAATTTGTAACCAATACTATTGATACCCCATTTTTTGCCTGCTTGACCAGATAACTCAAGTTGAACAGTTCTAGCCAAACCAAGATTAGAACCAGTGACAACAACAGCACTAGCAGCACCCGCACCCCAAACAGCGTTACCCCAAGTGTCCGTACCGTATATTAACGCCGTACTATCAGGCGTTAAAGTCAAATTGAAACTACGCCTCTCGTTACCTTCAGCCTCATCAAAGTTGTGGTAAACATCAACACCAATAACAGTTGTAGAACTAGGTTCTTTCAAAACAAAATCTGGTCTGCGAAACATCTTCTTCTGAATATAGGAACCACCATCAAACCATTTAGTACGATAATAGGTTTCAAAAGTATCTGCCGTGCCAGTCAAATCATCTGTCGCAACCTCAAAATTATCTACCGACACAACCCTAGCAATATTTGGATGAGCCATTAAAGCAAAACTAACACCAGACGAATTTTGCCAATTAATACCACCAATTAACCCAAAATGGTCAGATGATTCAAACATCATATAAGAACCTCGTCCACCCAAAGTTGGGTCAAACACAAAATTCACTGTCGGTTTAGTAGCCGCAACACCAGTATCAGAATACGGTACAGCAAACCAAACACGACTATTAATCCAAGAAACATAAACAGGTTTAGTGGTAACATCCAAATAGTTTAAATCTATAATCGGTTCCAACTGGTCAAAAATGTTTTTTAAACCAGAACCATCATAATAGTGGAAACCTTCAGGATAAGAAAAAAAGTAAACACCAGTATCGGTTTGAGCAAAACTGCGTGGACCAGAAATACCAACATGGTTAGATAATTCAACGACAACAAAGTTGTCGGAGTTGTAACCAAAAATAACAAAAATTGCTCTAGGTTTAAACACAACTAACTGACCAGCAACAACAGCCAAACCAGTGATACCATCGCCACCACCGTTGATATCAAAATAGTCGTCAGTTTCCCAATCTTCAGGAAAAGAATCATGCGACCATCGCACACGGTTCACTTCAGATACGCTGTTTTCAATAGTGTTAGCCGCAAACATTTTGTTAGCGTGGACAATCAAATGTTTCGCACACGGCATAAACCCTGCCGTACGGCTCGCATACGGCTGAAAAGTAGGTCCGCTAGCAGTTAAAGCAGACGCAAAAGTGTTCACAGTATCCCACTTATAGCCGCCGTTACCTGAAGTGCCAGTAGAAATATACAAAGTTTTAGACCACTGAGCAAAACCTGCACCATCAGAACTACCAACAGCAATATCGTTACCCAACGAAAATGCTAAAGTAGAAAAATTACTGCCAGTAGAACGAAACACTTTAGTGCTATTAGACAACATTATTTGTGGCGTAGCACCATCAAATCGGAACAACCGATGCGGATTCCATGTCCCCGTAACAGCAGTGGTATTAATTTTTGTGTAACCACCACGACTAAAAACTCCACCTCTAGGGTCAATTTCAACATTCAACATCCTAGGAGATTCATTATCAGCCAACTGAAACTGGTCAGCACGCATATTCAACCCGCCAGTGAAATCCTGTTGCTCAAAAATTTGTAAAGAAGCCATTACAAAGTACGACCCAACTGTTGCATCCAACCCTTAAACGTTGGACGACCCCGTGTTTGCCCATGAGCCAAAATCAAATGGGCATGACTAGTAGGTTTAATTTCGGAAGTTTGAGCCAACGAAACACCCTCATCAAAAGCCCGTTTATATTCAGACGACATAACAGTGTCCTCAAGACGCTGATAGATACGACTACAAGCATAATACACCAACGGCAAATGCAAATTTTTACTAGCATCAACATTACCTAAAGTTGTGAACCAATCAGTTGGTTCACGATAACCACGACAAGTTAAAGTACGAACATTGTTCGGTTTCGGATACAAATGTATTTGACCATCCCACACCGAATAAAACAGAGGATTACCAGAAATGTCGTAAGTACCCACATACGTTTCCTCAGCCATATCATGCCCAACCATGTCCAAGCGATTACCGATAGCAGTGTTATCCACAATAGAAATAACTTCCCTAATCGGGTCAGCAGTAAAAGTAGATATCGTGTACGCACGCTGCGAAACAACAGTGGCAAAAGTGAAAGTTTCTTCCAGAAACTTCCAACGTTTCTCCAAATCCAATATACGATAATAGCCGTCACGAATATACATATTCAACAAACTGTCCGAAAGGTCAGTTGCGTCTAAATCTGTTATGTCACGGACAAAACCACGCAACGTAGAAGCAGTTTGGGCAATATAAGCCATTATGCAACTTTCTTGGTTTTAACAACCTTACGGCTATGACCTACACAAAACTGGCTATCTTTTGTGTGGAAACCCTCACAAGTGTCATCATTAGCAGCACATTTGCCTTCACGACCCAAATAGGGTCCACTAGGCGCAGCCTGACGGGCACCATCGGTATGTGCCAAACGGTATCCACTAACTTTAGTCCCATAATAGGCTTGGGCTTGAACTGAGTCTCTAGTCATCACAAATGCTGTACCTGTTCCTAAAT